GCTTAGCGATTTGGCGAAGCAGGAAGGCAACGTCATTCTGTTTATCGACGAACTGCATACCATGGTGGGCGCAGGTAAAGCCGATGGCGCCATGGATGCCGGCAACATGCTGAAACCCGCATTGGCGCGTGGTGAGTTGCACTGTGTCGGCGCAACTACGTTGAATGAGTATCGTCAGTTCATAGAGAAAGATGCGGCGCTGGAACGTCGTTTCCAGAAAGTCTTCGTTGCTGAGCCGAGTGTCGAAGATACCATTGCCATTCTGCGCGGACTGAAAGAACGCTATGAGCTGCACCATCATGTGCAGATCACCGATCCGGCGATTGTAGCTGCGGCGACGTTGTCGCATCGTTACATCTCTGATCGTCAGCTGCCGGATAAGGCCATCGACCTGATAGACGAAGCGGCCTCAAGCATTCGTTTACAGATGGATTCGAAGCCTGAGTCCCTTGATCGCCTTGAGCGACGCATCATCCAGTTGAAACTTGAGCAGCAGGCGCTGAAGAAAGAGTCTGATGACGCCAGCGTGAAGCGTCTGGAAATGCTGGAAAGTGAACTTGACCAGAAAGAGCGTGAATATGCTGAGCTGGAAGAGGAGTGGAAAGCGGAAAAAGCCTCATTAACCGGCACGCAAAACATTAAAGCCGAGCTGGAACAAGCGCGCCTGACGATGGAGCAAGCGCGTCGCGTTGGTGACCTGGGTCAGATGTCTGAGCTGCAGTACGGTAAAATTCCGGAGCTGGAGAAACAGTTAGCCATCGCTACGCAGTCTGAAGGTAAAACCATGAAGCTGTTACGTAATCGCGTAACGGATGTGGAGATCGCCGATGTACTGGCGCGTTGGACCGGAATTCCTGTCGCACGCATGATGGAAGGCGAGCGCGACAAGTTGCTGCGTATGGAGCAGGATTTGCATTCACGCGTCATTGGCCAGAACGAAGCGGTAGAAGCGGTTTCGAATGCGATTCGTCGTAGTCGTGCCGGCTTGTCCGATCCGAATCGTCCAATTGGTTCCTTCCTGTTCCTCGGACCAACGGGAGTAGGGAAAACCGAATTGTGTAAAGCGCTGGCCAGCTTCCTGTTCGATAGCGATGACGCGATGGTGCGTATTGATATGTCCGAGTTTATGGAAAAACACTCGGTGTCGCGGCTGGTGGGTGCACCTCCGGGATATGTCGGCTACGAAGAGGGTGGTTATCTGACCGAAGCGGTACGTCGTCGACCTTATTCGGTGATTCTGCTGGATGAAGTGGAGAAGGCGCATCCTGATGTGTTCAACATTCTGTTGCAGGTGCTGGATGATGGTCGCTTAACCGATGGACAGGGCCGTACGGTCGATTTCCGCAATACCGTGGTGATCATGACCTCGAACCTTGGCTCCGATCTTATTCAGGAACGTTTCGGTTCTCTGGATTATGCGGAGATGAAAGAGGTGGTGATGACGGTTGTGGGGCAGCATTTCCGCCCAGAATTTATCAACCGTATCGATGACATGGTGGTGTTCCACCCATTGGGCGAAAAACACATTGCTTCAATTGCGCAGATTCAGCTGCAACGTTTGTATAAACGTCTTGAGGAGCGTGGCTATCAGCTGCACATCTCCGATGAGGCGCTCAAACTGCTCGGCGAGAATGGCTACGACCCGGTGTATGGTGCGCGTCCATTGAAACGTGCTATTCAGCAGCAGATTGAAAACCCGCTGGCTCAGCAGATTCTTTCTGGTGCCCTGGTTCCGGGTAAAACCATTGAAATGGATGTAAAAGACGATGTGATTGTTGCTCATCAGTAATCACTTCTGATTAAAACGGGCCTGCAGGCCCGTTTTAATCAGAAGTGATTACTGATGAGCAACAATCACATCGTCTTTTACATCCATTTCAATGGTTTTACCCGGAACCAGGGCACCAGAAAGAATCTGCTGAGCCAGCGGGTTTTCAATCTGCTGCTGAATAGCACGTTTCAATGGACGCGCACCATACACCGGGTCGTAGCCATTCTCGCCGAGCAGTTTGAGCGCCTCATCGGAGATGTGCAGCTGATAGCCACGCTCCTCAAGACGTTTATACAAACGTTGCAGCTGAATCTGCGCAATTGAAGCAATGTGTTTTTCGCCCAATGGGTGGAACACCACCATGTCATCGATACGGTTGATAAATTCTGGGCGGAAATGCTGCCCCACAACCGTCATCACCACCTCTTTCATCTCCGCATAATCCAGAGAACCGAAACGTTCCTGAATAAGATCGGAGCCAAGGTTCGAGGTCATGATCACCACGGTATTGCGGAAATCGACCGTACGGCCCTGTCCATCGGTTAAGCGACCATCATCCAGCACCTGCAACAGAATGTTGAACACATCAGGATGCGCCTTCTCCACTTCATCCAGCAGAATCACCGAATAAGGTCGACGACGTACCGCTTCGGTCAGATAACCACCCTCTTCGTAGCCGACATATCCCGGAGGTGCACCCACCAGCCGCGACACCGAGTGTTTTTCCATAAACTCGGACATATCAATACGCACCATCGCGTCATCGCTATCGAACAGGAAGCTGGCCAGCGCTTTACACAATTCGGTTTTCCCTACTCCCGTTGGTCCGAGGAACAGGAAGGAACCAATTGGACGATTCGGATCGGACAAGCCGGCACGACTACGACGAATCGCATTCGAAACCGCTTCTACCGCTTCGTTCTGGCCAATGACGCGTGAATGCAAATCCTGCTCCATACGCAGCAACTTGTCGCGCTCGCCTTCCATCATGCGTGCGACAGGAATTCCGGTCCAACGCGCCAGTACATCGGCGATCTCCACATCCGTTACGCGATTACGTAACAGCTTCATGGTTTTACCTTCAGACTGCGTAGCGATGGCTAACTGTTTCTCCAGCTCCGGAATTTTACCGTACTGCAGCTCAGACATCTGACCCAGGTCACCAACGCGACGCGCTTGCTCCATCGTCAGGCGCGCTTGTTCCAGCTCGGCTTTAATGTTTTGCGTGCCGGTTAATGAGGCTTTTTCCGCTTTCCACTCCTCTTCCAGCTCAGCATATTCACGCTCTTTCTGGTCAAGTTCACTTTCCAGCATTTCCAGACGCTTCACGCTGGCGTCATCAGACTCTTTCTTCAGCGCCTGCTGCTCAAGTTTCAACTGGATGATGCGTCGCTCAAGGCGATCAAGGGACTCAGGCTTCGAATCCATCTGTAAACGAATGCTTGAGGCCGCTTCGTCTATCAGGTCGATGGCCTTATCCGGCAGCTGACGATCAGAGATGTAACGATGCGACAACGTCGCCGCAGCTACAATCGCCGGATCGGTGATCTGCACATGATGGTGCAGCTCATAGCGTTCTTTCAGTCCGCGCAGAATGGCAATGGTATCTTCGACACTCGGCTCAGCAACGAAGACTTTCTGGAAACGACGTTCCAGCGCCGCATCTTTCTCTATGAACTGACGATACTCATTCAACGTAGTTGCGCCGACACAGTGCAACTCACCACGCGCCAATGCGGGTTTCAGCATGTTGCCGGCATCCATGGCGCCATCGGCTTTACCTGCGCCCACCATGGTATGCAGTTCGTCGATAAACAGAATGACGTTGCCTTCCTGCTTCGCCAAATCGCTAAGC